GCTCTGAGATCCGGACGTGTTGACGGCAGAACCGCCCACGGTCGTAGAGACTTCAAACGATGAGGTTGTCAATCCCGCAGAAATCACATAGTAGAGCGTTCCTGCTGTGAGTCCGGTCGGCAGCGCGCCTGTCGTGTTGAAGACAATCGCCTGCCCGGCAGTGCATGAGTTCGCAGCCGTGACTACCCCAGGAGAGGCAATCGAGATTGTGACCGGAGCATCTGGTGAGGCAAGGCAGGTCGACAGGAACTCCCATGCGCCAGTCTGAAAATACTCGGTGTTATAGGGCGGGTAGGTGTTGCCGTACTTGTCGAAGCCGCCATAGCTCCCGACGCTGACTGGGTTGGGCGCCTGCGCTTGAACTGCGGGGACCAACACGAGGGCCATGATGACGACCAGGCCCAGGATGAGACTTGCAAAAACCTTGCCACTCTTCAAGAACTTCATTTGCCGCTCCTTTGGGCTGCGCCCATGGATTCCGTCTCAGTTACAGCGAAGCGGCAGGACTCGGTTTCGGAGTCCTGCCGCGCTTCAGTGTGCCGGGTTAGTAGCCGGCGGGCTGGGTGAGGGCGGAGATGTAAGCCTGCGCCTTGACGTTATCCACGAAATACTGGACCGTATCGACCATGAACGAGCTGGCAACCGCCGTGATCTGCCCGTTGGTGCCGATTTGCTGGAAGATGGTGCGGCCCTGATCGTTGAACCAGAACGGCGCATCGCCCCAGCGGATCTTGCCCCAGCGGTCGAGGTACAGGTAGTCGACGCGCTGCATATTCGCGTGGATGTTCAGCGCGAACGTGTTGCCCGCGGCTTCCATGTCGCCGGTGGTCAACAGGTCGAAGCCGGTCCCCATCTTGCCGTCATTGCGCCAGAAGTTCGTCAGGGACAGGCCGCTCTGCTCGTACTGAGCCTGCTGGCCGGGGTGCATGTGCATCTTGAAGCGGCCCGCCTTGATAGCGTCATTGCCGAGAGCCTGGCGCACCTGATCCAGCCCAAGGCGAAGCAGGGGCGGCGTCAGGGACGACTGGCCGGCAGAGAGGCCATTCGAGACGATGTAGTTGTTGGCCGGCTGCGAGCGGTCAATGCCGATTGTGAGGCCGGTCTGCGCGTTGCTGTTCCAGTAAGGCAGCCCGTAGACGAACTGCGGGGATCCGGACACCAGGCCGCCAAAACGGACGGTATTGCCAGCCGCGCCGTAGGCGTTATCCACGTAGACGGTGCCGGGGGTGCCGATCTGGTCAAACACGGCAGTCACGTTCGACGTTGCGATGTAGGTCAGGCCGTTGTAGATGTCGATATTCTGACCCTTCTCAATCAGCCGTGCCCCAAAGTTGGTCTGGTCCATGGTGTAGTTTCCAGACGCGCCGGTGGTGACAGCCGTAATGTCGCCCCAAAAGCCAGTTCCGTCACCAGAGCAGAGGCTTTCATCGCGCACCATTTTCAAGCGTTCGGTGGCGCCACGCATGGTGACGTCTACGACGTTTGCGACAGAGCGCATATCGCTGTCGGTGGTGATCTGGGCGAGCTTGGTCCAGCCAACAGGAACCACCCAGGACAAGGGCTGCATGAAGCCGTCTTGCCAATCGGGGGAGCCGGGGGCCGGGAAGTTGCTGGCGGAGTCCAGGGCAACGGCGCTTACGACGCCGGGGAGCGCATCCTGAAATGTCACGCGATAGGTGTGCTGAGAAACTTTGATTGCCTTGCCGCTCGAAGAGATAAGACCGTCGAGCAGCGAATCCTTTTCGACCAGCAGCTGAGGCTGGTTCCAGACGCCTTCAAGCATCACTGCCGCAGCGCCTACGCTTGCTTGCAGAGCACCCATGGTGATCCCTCGCACTTCTTGGTGTTGACCGTGAACCAACTCACGCAAGGCGAACGTCTTAGGCTGCGCTTCTCCGCGTATTCCAGGCCGCAAGCATCATCGCTTGGTTGACCTCAGAATCACTGGGTTCCCTGCCGCCATTCTGCGACTTGAAGGCGTCGATGAAGGGCTGCCGGGATTGCACAGCATCTCTCGTGTCGCCTGCCTTCGCAGTGGTAGCCGGTGCGCTTCCGTTGACGTCGCCGCGGGCAGCCTTCTCCCGTGCGGCCTGTGCTTCTGCTCTCGATGCCTGTCTCGTACTGGTGGAGATTCCCGCTTCCGCCAACACCGGGGCCGCAATGCGCGCCAAGTGGTTACGGAAGAATCTCGCGGCAAGCGCGATCTCTTTGCCCTTGCGCTGGGGCGTCATCGGCTGCGATTCCAGTTGACGTTTTTCGATCATGTATGAGGTGTTCGCGTTCACCGCATCCCTGACCGCTTTGGTCAACTTCGCAACGACGGCACTCCTCGTAAGGTCATTGAGTCCTGTCGCGGGCGCCAGCAACTTGTCAAATTCAGCCGTCGTCAGCGATTGAAGCTCTGAATCGCGGGCGGTGGTGAAGTTCTTGACTTGCTCCTGTTTCTGCGCCTGGGTTTGACGGGTAATTTCCGCCTGTTGTGCATCGAGTTGGGCTTTGCGCGCTGCAAGTTCCGGTTCGATCTGGCCTTGATCCGCGGTGGAGGTCCGCAGTCCTGCACTCTCCATGACCACATCGAGCGCGGCGATTGCCGCTTCATTGCCCGAGTCCTGAATCTTCTTCACGATCGAAGCGTTGAACTTGCGATCGAAAAGCTCGTTCAAAAACTTGGTGGTGGTCCCATCAGTGATGAAGCTGCCATCCGGCCGCTTGCGGGGGTTCCCCTCATCGTCACGCAATGCTGACATTTCCAGCATCTTGTTCAACAGTGAGGTCGTGCCCTTGCCTACGTCTTCACCGATGGAACTGAAAATCTGTTGGATACCAGAGAACTCCTGCGCCGTCTGCGCAACGAGCTTGGCTTCCTCGGGGGATCCAAAGATGCCCCGATACGGCGCCAGTTGTTCTGCCAGGCGCGCATTTGCCATAATCTCGTTCCGTAAGTCTTCGGGCAGGGCCGCTACCAGTTGCGGGTTAGCGTCCAGCTTTGCGGCCAAGTCCCGAGCCCCAACGAAGGTATCCTCGTCGAAGTTGTAGCCCTCTCCCTCCGCTTCTGCTGCACCATCGGTGCTTGCCGCTGCACCATCGGTGACGGCGGTGGCCTCGGCCGCAGGAACCACTGCGGGAACGGGGGCGGGGGCGGGAGTCTGCTCTGCGCTCGGACTCGCCGTGACCGCAGCCATCATCGCCTCGACGGATGCTTCATGCGTCAAAGCGCCGGCTCCGCGCTGCCCATCCTGTACTGGGGCGTGGGAACTTGCCGGGGTGGAGGAAACTGGGGTCGATGCAGGGGCGGCTGCGGGAGCGGCTGCTGGCGGAGGAGCGGCAATCGGACTTGAGGGGGTGGCCATGACGAACGGAGAGTATCACAGCACTTTTCAGGCGGCCTGTTGTGCTCCCCCACTTTTTGCTTGTGCCTGCTGCGCCTGCATGGTCAATGCGGCCTTTGCTGCCTGCTCTTGCGCCAACTGTGCGCAGATTTTCAGGTAGGCCAGGATGTTCGCGTATCCTGCCGGGTTCGTGTCGTGCTGGTCGTAGTTCTTGAGCAGCCACTTCTTTGCAAGCGTTTGGCAAATGCCGGGGTCGTCGACGCCAGGCTCGGGCAGGATCGACGGCATCGTGACGGGCGCACCTGTCGGGCCGGGGATAACTGTTGCCTTACCCTGAGAGAGTCGGTTGAGTACCTTCTTGATTTTCGCTCGCTGCTCATCGTTCGGAAGTGTGATCTGGTCAGGCAGGACGTAGCGCGCAACCTGGGCAGCGTTATCGGGGTCGCTGAGGATTGCGCCCACGAACGGACTCTTCTGGTTCTCCGCGAGCAACTGCATCACCCGCGACTGAATCTGCTCATAGCTGGCCGGGAACCCTTCAGCCGTCTCGGGATAGGTGAAGAATTCGCCATTGAGCTGCGCCTTGAGCAGCCTGATTGTCTGGTAGGAGTTCTGCATCTCCCCCTCTTCGACAATCTTGATTTCCTCGTCCATGTTGTCAATCGAGCACCGGACGGAGATGCGGGCGCACCGCGCATTCTCCCCGCGCATCTGGTTGACGTACTGCTTCAGCCGGCCCAGCGCCGTGTTCAAAGCCTGCTCTTGGCCTCCCTTTGTTTGCACATTGGGATCAGAGCCGCCAAATATCTGCGGCATGATCCCGGCAAGGAGTTGTGCTCGAGCCGTCAGGCGCTCCGTCTGCCGGAAGATTTCAGAGTCCACATGGAAAGATGGCTGGTACATCAGGTCGGAGAGCGGCTTGGATATGCCCGTCTCTTCATCGGTCCTGCTCACCGGCGTCATGTTGCCCGGAGTAAGGCCGCGCGTCGCCAGCGCATTGCCGTCTACAAAGTCGGCATCGTAGAGAATCGTTCCGAAGGCCAGCCGGCTCAGGTAGGCGTGTTCGATGTTGACCACATCCGTAATCCGCTCTTGCACGTCGAGACAGACCTTGCCGGCCGCGAACGGATACATCCCCAGTCCCTTGATCGTGCCGCACCATGTCCAGTGGTCAACCATGGACTCATTCACTGCATCGAGGAAGGTATCGGTCCCGCAGAGTGACAGTTTGCAGCCCTTGGGAAACTTCTCTACCAACTGCATCGCCAGGTCTTTGTTTTCGAGCTCGAAGAAGGCGTCCTTGGTGATCCAGCACCGGGAGTAAGTGACAAGCCCCTCGGTGGTAACTGGTTTCTGGTTTGACCCCGGCGTTGTGGTCAGGTTTCGCGCGGTTCTCGCCGCATCCCCATCACTCGCGGCATCGGTGCCCTGCGATGGGCTGATGCTCTCGTACATGGTGGGATAAGCTGCCCGCACCTTCGCCGCGGAGCAGTCAATCGAGTAGTCGAGGATCTCGCTGTCCTTTAATTCCTGCGCGTCGGGGTTCACGTCAACCATGAGACCGCTCACAATGTCGAACGCTGTCATGCCGTTGGCGACTTCAATCTCACCCACCTGAACCGGCAAATCGAGGAACTGACCCTCAAACCAATCTTTCTGCGTGAGCTGGCAACCGCAGGACGCGCAGCGCGTCTTGACTGAGAACAAACCTTGGCTCGAGTCCGGCGTGAACTTCGCGCAGGCTGGGCAGATGTGACCATCTTCACTGATGCGGGTTTTCTGCGTTTGAATGTCCGGCTCCATCGACGTGCCAGCGCGTTCCTTGTCAATGACGTACCGCACATACCGGAAATAGCTTCCCGAAGTCCAGAGGTAAAGCAGTTGGAGCTGCTTCAATGCCTCTTCATCGTTCTTGCGCTCGTTGTACGCCTGGATGGTCGATGCCTTCTTGGCAATCTCCAAGTCTTCCTCATCGTCGGCATCGGCGGGCTGGTAGCGCACCTTGCCGAGATTGACCATGAGGGCCGCAATGAAGCTGAGGCCGAACATCTGATAGATGTTGTCGTTGTGGTCATGGAGCGAGGGATCGTCCCCGGCGCCCACAAGCCCATCCATGAGTTGCGAGATAGAACTGAGTGCGGAACCTTGATCGTTCAGGAGGGCGTAGGTGTTGCCGCGTAGCGCCTGAAACGCGCGCATCGTCTCGTTCACAAAGATTGTGCGCTTTGGCTGATAGCGCATCTTGAACCGGCTGCGAATCTCGAACAGAGCAGCCTGAAGGGTGGGGTCAAGCTGCTGCGCTGCTGCGGCCTGCTCTCCGGTTTCCTTCTGAGGGTTGTCGGATGTGGCGTCAAGCCCCGGCTTAGGCGCCAGGGGAGCGCCAGGCTGCGGCGGCGTTGCGGGACCGGGGATTATAGGTGCTGTCGCCATGGGCTATCCAACCTCTTCTGCCTGCTCGATGAGTTCGCGGATATGGAGTGGGACATCCTGGTGCTGGGCTGCGGCGGGCGGTTGGGCGCTGGGCGCTGTGCTGCCCTCCATCCATCCAACTTCAGCATTGATCTGGTCGCGGAGGCGCGCTGCCTTTGCCGCTCGGATCTGAATGATTAGGCTCGATAGAATTTGCCTGCGCTCCCAGTTGTTTGCGGTTTTCGCTCTTGACCCAAGCTGCGTGATAACGGTTGCGGCCAGTTGCGCGTGGTTCGTCTCGTCCATGTCGGCG